GTTTGGATTCGGGGGATTTACTTAGATAGTATAGCGAAGATTGAATCACCTGTCAATATATTGCTTGAGTGATTCAATGGTCTTGTTCATACTACTGAATAAAACTTGCATATCAGTCTCTGGTGGGAAACCCATCAAGGCAACTGACTTGCGTAGGTTCTCTTTCATTTCAACCGCTTGAGGGTCGTCTGAAAGGGACAACCTAGTATACATCACTCTCTGCTTTTCTAGCAAGAGCTCAAGTTTCTCAATGTGCTCCAATTTGGTCTCACGGGACATTCCACCGAAAGTTAAAATACTTCCGTAGATTTCTTCTTGTAACTTGTTAATTTCTTTCAGTTCTTCCTGAATAATATCAGAATCGAAAAAGCTACTCATCTATAATGTCCCTTAAAATTTTCTTGTAATTGAACACGTCAATATTTAGAAATGGTTTATACTTTGAAATTTTCAAACTGACGGTTTCCCACACTGGGTCCAGGAGTTGCTTATCAAAGGTCTTCCCGAACAGGAATATTCTATCCCATATAGTAAAGGTTTCTATACTAATCTTCCCGCTCAGGAACTTTTTTAGAATGACTGGATGTTGCTTTGAAGCATCAAGAACCTGCTTTAAGTTGCTTTCAGACAACATATCTTCCGATTCTTGCTTGAAGATATAAGACAAACTTTGCTGGCGTCTCATCCAGTCAGCATAAGTTCTCTCACCCGAATTGATGATCTCACCGATCCAGAGATTACCAGGCGTGTCTGATGCTACAAAGTTTGATACTAGAAAATCTACAATTTCCTTGTCCGAAAATTTGCGACTCGTGCGTTCGAAGAAATACTTATCTTTGCGTCGATTAAAGGACGTTATACTCGCACGAGTCTTCGCACCGTACTTAAAGAAGTCGTATTTTGGATTTGTAAAATGATTTTTGAGTGACAGATAATGTTGATAAGTTTCAAAGGGTGTCACGGTCATAGAGGCAGTTTTGCTTTCGAAGTTCGCTTCATAAAGTTCAAACGGGTTGCATCCCATTTGAGTCGCTCTTTCAGAGGTTTTGAAATGAGTTTTGTTACTGATTCTACTTCAAGACTATTGATTTCACAATAGTGAACGATTGCGTCAATATAGTTGAAGTTTTCTTCTGCAACAATCTTTTCAATCTCAAGAGCAAACTTAGAAGGAGTTAAAAACTTATTTTCGATTGCCTGTTCCAGTTCTTTATTTGGTTCCATAGAGTTCCAGTTTATCTCTAACAAACTTTCTAATGTATTCTGTGAGAAGTTTGATGTACTTTGATTTGTTTCTTTCTTCATAAACGACGCATTCTCCATTTTCACAAGCCATAATGATTACAAGTTTTTTGACTGAAATACCAGTCAGTTCGTATAGCATACATCCGTAAGCCATACATTGAACAAAGTAGTGTTCGATCCACTCTCGTGGTTTTGGTTTTTTAGAAGTTTTAAAGTCAATTATTGCTAACTCGCCGTCATATTCAGCGATACAATCAACTGTCCCAGCAATACCTAATTGCTTACTATATAGGGACCCTTCTAGGGCGTAAATATTATTTATGCGATTGAGTTCTGTTTTGGAGATTTTAAAGAGAAAATCTGATAGAGGTTGAACTTTTGGTAGGGTTTCATTTTTGAGGTGATGCTCAACAAGCGTGTGCATATCAGTTCCACGACTTGTTGCCGCTTTTGTAATACGATCTGCTTCTTCGTTACCAACTTTCTTACGCCAGTTAACAAAGATCTCCTTATTAAAATGACTGGTCACCGAAGTAATGGAGACCAGTCTTAGAAGTTCTTCTTCATCAGGTACAGAATAATAACGAACACCATCTATAGTTTCCCGTTCAAGTTTCGGGAGATTCAATTCAACGTGATCAAACATTAAAAACCTGCTTCCATTTTTGCAAGAATGTATTCTTTGACAAGTCCAGAACGAACAATATCATCTACACCAAACTCAATTATATCAAAGGATGGCATTTTACGCAACACGGTCATAAAGTCTACAATACCATTGCGCTCATTTGTTTTCTGCAAGTCGGATTGTGATGCATCACCACAGAAACAAATTTTAGTGTTTTCACCAACACGAGTGATGATCGAATCAAGTTCGTGGAAGTTTAGGTTTTGGAATTCATCTACAATGATAATAGAGTTATCAAGAGTCGTTCCACGAAGGAAAGAAGTGGACCAGAACTTAATAGTTTCTTGTGACTTCAAGTTACCATAAAGCATTTCAAAGTCTGCATCAGAAGGCATCTGGAACATATACTTCACCATATTCTTATAAGGAATCTGGTAAATATCTGCCTTATCTTCATGAGATCCAGGAAGAAAACCAATCTCTCTTGTTGCAACTAATGAACGGACAAGATAGATTCTTTCGTAAGGAGATTGCTCATCCAGAACGTCTTGGAGAGCATTATAGAGTGTAATAAAGGTTTTACCAGTACCAGCACAACCATAGGCAACAATGTGTTTGCCATTGACATATGAATCAAACAAACGTTTTTGATTGTCTGTAAGAGGTTCAATATCAATTAGATACTCAGAACTTAACGGTTTTCTGCGCTTCATTTGTTTCGCAGTCAGACCAACTCCAATAGGTTGGTCACTGTTGCCTCTTTTTCTTCTTGCCATACTAGATTTTCTTTACTCGTGAACCAGGTGCTTTTGATGCTTTATGAAGAATGTCATTCCATCCAGGATTTTTTGCGACAAGTTTATCCTTCCACTCACCCACCTCACCAGGAGAAGGGCAAGTAGATGGATCAGACCAGTCACGAGTCCAGTCTGGATTATCATTCTTCCACTGATCCCAGTCGTGGACACTCATTTCCACTTCTTTCTGTTCACCAGTTTTTGTATTCACTACGGGGTATGTGGCCATTGTTATAAATTCAAGATAATTTATTTAGAGTCATTAAATTAAGGACTCAAACGAGCACGGTGTAGTCTCTTTTCTTCATAATATTTCCAAACATTAGGTGCCCATTTTTGAAGTTCCGGAACCATAGCATCACAAAGTGCTTGAATTTCAATCTGAGCATCAAGTTTAGAACGAAGATCCATAAAGTGAAGAACAGAACGCAGATTGAAAGAAACTACAAAGTTCTGACGAATTGCCTGAGGGAGATAATCACGAATATGCTCTTCACACATACCTTCCATATAATACTTGGCATACTCCCCACACTCACTCAGAATGCGCTCTAACTTGCGTCGACGATGCTCTTGGGTCCATTCATACTTTTTACCTTTACGGTTGGTATAGAACCCCTCAGGGCGCACATAAAAGACTTCTTCAACATCAAGTTCACGATTAGCAACTTTCACAACTCTTTTTCCAGTATATCGTTGAGATTGAACATCCCAAGAAGTTCCAATACGATGAGTTCTTGCCTGAACAATTACATTATGAACAAATCCAGAAACTGAAAAGGTAATACCAGGATGTTCAATTGGACCCCAATGACCTCGTTCATTTGCTAAAAGTTGTTCAACAATCCATTCACCACATTCTATCGGTGATGGAACTTTAACTTCATGAATAGGAATCTCCGAATAATCACCCTTTCCTGCTTGCCAAATAACTTGCTCTGGAATTGGATAGCATTGGAGTTTTACAACTTGAAGTCTCTTATCAAGTTCAAGAAGATCGTTTGCTTTAATAGGTTTCATTTCTTACCAAATCCTTTTGAAAGTTTTCCTTCTAATTGTGCGAGTTCTTTCTTCACATCTCGCAGTTGTCCTTTCATCTCTATAATTTTTTCAGCAGTATAAAGATGCTCTTGTTTAACTAATCGTTCCAGAAGTTTAACAAGTTTTTTTGCCCTACTAATCGGGGTATCCATCATCATCCTCAAAAATTTCGTCGTAGTCGTGCCGTAATCCTTTCTTTACTTCCTCATAGTTCAAGTAACTTTGAGTATCAGAATACACTTCTGCTTTCAAAGAGTCAACTAAGAGTTCCAGATTACGGACGATGAGTTTGAGTTTGTCTTTGTCCATAAGAAAATATTCTCTCGATTCATTTTACCATAAAAAAAGGAGGGAATCAATCCCTCCTTTGAATTATTTTGCCGCTACCAGCGTAGCAAGAGATGCTTGTTTACGACGTTGCTCTTTTTGCTTTTGCTCTTTAATGAGTTGAAGGAAATTGAGTTTTTTCATTTGTGCCCCTCCTTTACAAACTTAATACCACGATAGGTTTCGTTGTATTGTTGGGGTTGCTGCATCATCTGCTGTTGATATGCAATACGCTTTTCGGTATCGTATTCAACACCGCGATAAACTACTTTCGACATTGGTTTTCTCCTTAGTTTTTAGGTTAAAGAGCGTTCCTTCAGTCGGCTTTTGCGTCTACGAAGCAACCTTTTCTTGTAACTTGTTTAATCTCCCAAACAATATCATTCTTTTGTTGAGAAGTCAGTGTTTGGTTGATATTAACTTTACCAATCAAAAACTGTGCCTGTAAGCAAGTTAAGAAAAGTGCTTCCATAGATGAACGGCTTCGTTCCGAGTCGGCTTACTTCCGTTCGCTATTCGAAAATAGCGAATGAACGTAAGGGTATTATACCCTTGTTGATCGTATTTATCAACAATATTTTGTAATTTTTTATACAGTTTTAGAAAACTTTAAGAATCAAAAATTTTGCCGGAAAATTTTCCCCCGATCTGGGAAATCACTTCCGCTTTTTCTTTTGGGGTGCTTGATATCCCCAGAGTTTTGGATTGACTCTACCATGTCCGAAGTCAATACTCTTCAAGTTACTACGAAACTTATCCCAGTACATATCAAATAGTTTGATACGCCCACCTCTGGTTAAATCAAAACAGATCTTATCATCTACAAGATACTTGATAATGTATGCATCATTCGGTGCATCTTTTGTACACACATCAGCATATGAACCATTCTCGATCAGAATATCACAACCGTATCGTGACTTACAAGTTTCCTTCTCTGCTGGTGTCCAATGATCCATATGCTTTTTTGTGGTTTTTTCTCTCTCAATTACATCATTATGTTGACTCATATTCAGGAACGACCTCCCCAAATAATATCGGGATATGCTTCCGAAACAACTTCTTTGGTGATTTTATATTTTGTTTCCAGATTCTTATCCTTTACAAGGCAGATGATTTCTGCTTCAAGTGGATGAAGACCTTGAAGTAGATTAATGAACATTGTTTCTCTACGAAGAGAACTCAGTCCATCATTTCCACCTTTGATGAAATTATAAAACTTTGAATATTCTTTACGAATAGAAGAACGTCCCTGATCTTGTGACCCAAGTGAATTAGAACCAAGTTCTTCCATCTTACCGACTGCATCTGCAATCTTCTCACTCAAAGTTCCTTTGAAAGAGTCCATCTCATCGACAGCAGCATAAGGGACATCACCAGGAGGAAGTGCTGATGTAATAGTTTCGTCAAAGTTCCAAATGAACAATGCTTTTAGTGCAGGATGAGCATACTTTTGAAGTACCTCCACCTTCTTTGCGTTGCTTCTTTGTTTTGAATCGGCATTGAAAATCTCAAAGATAAAAGGATTTGCAGGAAGTTCTGGAATGGATTCTGCAATTACCGTTGCTTTTGGTGCCGCTGGTTTTTTGGTGGCAGTTGTTTTAGTCTTAGTCGTCGCTGCCGTCGTCTTCTTCGTTGTCGTCATAATAGTTCTCAAAATTAAATGCAATTACTTCGTCAGGTATAAGATTTCCTTGGGAGTCAAACATTTCCGGATGAGGTCT